GCCGATTTCTTGTATACGTTGTAGCGCACTGCTCCGGTCACAGCGTCCCATGTGAGCGTGTTGTAGGCGCCGTCATCGTAGAGGTTATTACTGACCGTATCGGTCGCGCTGCGCAGGCTTTCGTCGCCCGACGCGGTGAGCGCGGTCACTACATAGTCGGTATCGAACGGCGTGCCGGGTGTGGCTCCGGGGGTGGCGACACCGACGAGGTTGATCGGCGCGGCGAGCGTTGGGCCTATGACGACGGAAGACAGTTCCCACTCGGTCGCGCCGACGCGGCGCAATTCACGGACGGGGTGCTCTGGGTGGACCAGCGTCACCACGTCGCCCGATTGCACATACTGGACATCGCGCAACTGGCTCTCGGTGTAAGTGTGGGGCACCTCGTACACGCCTGAGGCGGGCTGCGCGTACCAGTTGGCAGCATCACCCACGAACGTCGCGCCGGAGGTGTGCGCTGTCCTGCAGTAGTAGGTGGTGCCGCTATCCGTGACGAGATCACCGACGCCGTAGGCTGTGGCTGTTACCCAAGCGCTTGCGGCGGGGAACAGGAGCGTCTGACCGAGCGTGTGGAAGCGGAAATACTGATGCCCGAACTCGATTACGACCGCCTGTTCGAACGAGAAAGCGAACTCGATCAGCAGGGTTGCCTTGCTGCTGTCCTTGACTTCGCGCACAAAGCGCGTGCCTGCGCGATTGGTGATCGGGCCATGCGGCATGACCATGAAGTTACGGCACAGGGCGAGGCCGGTTTGAAACTTGTTATCCGCGATCTGTCCGTAAAATTCCTGCGTCACCTCTCCGCCGGAGAAGGATCTGTGGAACGTCGTGAAATCGCCCATCAGTACCCGGTCCTGCGGTTGCGCGCGAAGGCCACGCCGCGCGCGGCGAGCCCCTGCGGCACATACTCGCGCTTGTGGTTGCTCTGGTTGGCTGTGCGTGCTGCCGCCTTGGAGATCAGCGCCTTGTACGCAGCGTAGTTCGCCCGTGCTGCTGCCTCTCCAGTCTTGCCCTTAAGCACAGGCCCAGCAAGGTACGAGGCGAGCAGGAAGACCAGCGCGTCGGTGAACAGCGCGGAGAAGCGTGCGGGGTCTGTGACCCGTGCCGTGAACAGGAGCACAGCGTCAGGTTCGTTCGTGAGGATGATCTCGCGGCCTGCGCTGTCGGTCTCCATCTCGAAGGGGAGATCAGCGGACAATACCGTGTCCTCGAATATCGCGCCGGGGGTGGCGACGGTCGCGCTCGGCAGGAGCCGAAGCGCAACGAGGCAGTCGTTGGGTTTGAAATAGGCGTAGGACCACGAACCGGAGGGGTTGGTCGTCTGCGTCAGCGTCTCGCGTCGCGTGGAGAAGGACTGCGGGAACTCCTCCAGCGCCACGTCGCGCGCGATGGGGTAGAACCGGGCGCAGTGGTCACTTTGCGCGCTTCCCTCGGGCGGGGAGATGCTGGTAACAGTGCCCCGGTCTCCGAGCTTGGAGAGAGCAAGATTGCAGCAGTCAACCACCGTTACCATATCCCCGTTCCTTTACACAAGAGGCGCGCAGCCCCTGTTGAACCGCGCGCCTCCGCTGCGACTGTCCGATGGCGGTCAGGACAGGAGTTTGGCGCGGTTCTCGATCTCGTCGGTCAGCTTGGCGATAATGCCCTTGCGCTTCTTGCCCGCGATTTCGGTATCGAGCATGTTCTGTACTTCCGCGTCGGTGCGCAGTTCGAGGTCCGCCAGCACCTCGTCAACGCTCAGTTCCGACTGCGTCCGCTCCTTGACCTCCGCCAGGGTCTTGTCGGCCTCCTCGACCGGCTCCGCCCACTTGGACTTGAAATTGTCGGGCACCGCGAAAACGTCGCCCGGTTCGCGCAGCTTGGCGTAATAGCCCGTCTTGGTTGCCTTCACCAGTTTCATGATCTTGCCTTTCTTTGGGAAAGAGCGGGGCGTAAAGCCCCGCCCTCAACCTTATGCGCTGGCGCTCAGGGCGTCAGCGAACGCGCGGTAGTTGCTCGGCACCGACGTGAGGAAGGCGTCGATCGCGCCAGCGGTGAACGCTGCTGTACCGGTCGTCTGCACGATACCGATATAGCGCTCCCACGCGACGCCTTTGGGCACCTCGACCTTGCACAGCACGTAGTTCGCTACGAGCGTAGCGACCGCGATTGCGGGGGTCGAGAACACCTTGGTCGGCGATGACAGCGAGCTGTTGTCATCCGTGGCAAGGCTCAGCACGAGGGTAGCAGAGCCGCCGCTCGTCGCCGCGGTCGTAACCTTGGCGACGAAGTAAAGCTCATCCGTGTCCCAGAGCTGATAGTTGGCGCCGAGGTCGATAATGTCCCCGATCACATAATCCGCCGCGCCGCCCGTATTGAGCGCTACACCGTCGGCGAAGGTTGCGAGTTTGTCCGTAATCATGGACTTGTTCCCTTCTGTTGTGCCTGCTCTTACGAGATGGCGGTTTCGGTGGACAGGAGCTGATCGACACGACGCACCGGAATGTCGTCGAATGCCAGCACCCGGCGACCCGCGATATTATCCATCGAGAGCGTCGAGTTGACGATCTTGTTGGAAATATGCGTGCGCAGGAACGCACGGGTCTTGCGGTTCACGTAGAACGCCGCGCGGCCCATGCGAATGTCAGGCAAACGCTCGACCATCAGCGTCATCAGGTCGATGAGCTTGGGGCCGGACGAAGCACTGAGCGTCAGATCTTCCTGGTTGAACTGACCGCGCACAACGTAGCGCCAGTCACGCACGACAAGACCGCAATCCCATTTGTAATGGGTACGATATGCCTGCATCTTACCGCCGGTCGGTCCGCCCGGAGGGCTCTCGGTCGTCACTTCGCCCAGATCGCGGACGCTGAGACCGGCCTGCGACCCCTTCGGGTACATGCCGAACACGGTGTCCGGTCCCCAGCAAACGAGGAAGATCGAAGCGTTGTCCGAGCAGTCGGGCGCGGTGCCTCCGGCGTTGGCGTAGCCGTCGGGGAACACGATGTTGTCCGCGCTCTCAGCCGAGAGCGAGTTGAACCGTGCGGCGAGACCGGTGAACTCGGCCTCGTCGATCAGGTCGTTGCCGTAGAACAAGGTCTGCGTAACTTCCTGGTTGAACCCCTCGATATAGGCGCGGTCCTCGGACAGCCGGAAAGCTGCCGGATCGCCGGACATATCGACCAGAGCCTTGTCGCTCTCGGCGTAGGCTTCGAGCATACCGCAAGTGTCAGTGACCTGTGCGGTGGTGCTCTTGCCGGGTACAACGCCATAGTTCAGCTTACGCCACGTCGGCGCAGGAATACCTGTGCGAACGGTGGTTTTGTTGCCGGTCGTCATATTACCTTCGAGCCATACCATGTCGTCGAGGACTTCATTGGTCTGGTTCAGGATTTCGACCACTTTCGCAACGCTGCCATTCGGATCAAGACGCTTGGCAACGTCGATAAGGGTCGGGTGTGTTGCTGCGAGCAAAGTCATTTGCTTACCCTTCCTTCTTGTTCATGGTGGCACCGAAAAGCACATCCGCTGCGCGGGTGGGCTCACCGGTTGGTTTGCCTGATTTGACGAACACGTCGTCGCTGATTGCGGCACGAACTTTCGAGAAGAACCGGATCACGGAGGGGTGGTTGCCCAGCCCAAACGTATTCAGCACTTCCGTCAACCCCTCGTCGCCGAAATGATCGCGTACCTCCTTGGCTCCTGCCAGAACCTGCGGCAGCTTGTCGCCGCCGATGTCTGGATCGGCCTTGGTCTGATCGCGCCACCCCTCGATCGTCTTGAGGTGCATCTCCACAGCACGTTCCGACCACTTCTCGGCCAGCTTCATGCCCTGATCGACGCGCGCCTGCGCCTGCTCTTGGGTCAGGTTCTCGGCCTTGAACGTCTCCTTGAACTCGGCGAGCAGTTCGGGATCGAGCGTGGAGCCTTCCGGCACCGTGAAGTCGGCGTACTCTTCCGGAGCACCCTCGGCTTCGCCCTTGTCGTCCTTCTCGCCTTCGGCCTTGGTACCGTCCTTGGCGTCGGCCTTGGCGTCGGTCTCGCCGCCTTCGCCCTCGGCCTGCGCCTCGGTCTTGCCGGTCTGATCGTCGCCCCCGGTTTCGGTGCCTGCCTCGTCCAGCAAGGACGGTGCCTGCACCTGCAACGGCGTGCCGGTGTCGGTGGTTTCTGAACCCGCAGCGCTCGTATCTGTTTCATCCGCCATTGATGTTCTCCGTTTGCATCTTGAGGTATTCGCCAGGGCATACCTCAGTTAATCGCGCGAGGATCATAAGACCGATCTGTCTTTTCCCCTCCAGATAGAACGTTTCTGAATTGCCGGTGAAGCTGGTGCGGTAGACACCTGCGTCGCCCAGCAGATCCCAGATGAAGCGGCGGCCCTGTTCCGTGCCCATGACCGTGCGCAGATCATCGTCCTGCCGGGTCTTCAATTCCCCGCGCAGGCGCGCAGCGTCAGCCGCCTTGCCAATGGTCTCCGCGATGTCGATCTGCTTCTGCATATCCGCTCTATACACCCGCCCTACGCAAGCGAGTTCACAACTCTACGCCAGAGGGGCTCTGGTAGCCGCTGAACATATTTAGAATATCAGAACCCGCGTTGGTACCCGGCCCTGTCGAAATGGTCCCCATCTTCGCCATAGCGCCTGCCGCCTTGTCCGCAATCTCCGCCGCTTGCGCCGCCTGCTGCGCCTTGGCGCGGTCTTGACGAATGAGCGCGACCCTGTCGCCAGGGACGATAAGATCGGGGTCTACGCCCAGCATGTCGGCATAGCGCTCGACGCTGGCGTCGGCGTCGTAGTTATCAACGACCTCCGGCTTGGCGTTGGCGAGCACACCGATATGACCGACGAGGCGGTCGATCGAATTGACCCCGACCGCGCGCTGCGCCTGTGCCAAGGTCGATATGAACTCGACCTCCAGCGGGTGCCCAGCCAACTGCTCAGGCACTTGCGGAGTGATCCCCGCGTCGACCATGCGCGTGAACGTGCTCAGCACCAGCGGTTCCAGCAACTCGGTGTGCAAGCGCTCGATGACCGGGCCGAGCAGCAGCAGTTTCTCCTCGTGACGCTCGGCCACTTCGGTTGCCGTCATGCCGGTGTGGTCGATGTTCGAGAGCATCAGGAACATATCAGCATAAAACGCAGAGTTGATGCGCTGCTTCACCTCGCCGATGTCTTCAAGCAGCAGGCCGAGATCGAGCTTGACCTCGAACGCGGAGCGAATACCGCTGTTGGGGCCGGAGCCGTCGTAGTAACTCACACCGCCGGGGAGTAGATCCGCGCCCGAATTGCGCAAGGATACCGGCACCTGCAACGGCGGGTCGGCCATATAGTCGATGCTCTGGCTCTTGCGATACTGCTCCTGTTGGAGCTGGAGCAGATCGCCAAGCGCTTCCATCCCCGGCGATGAGCCGTAGGTGTCGTTGAACAGCACGTCCCAGCGCGGGCAAAGGCCGGGGAAGAAGCGATAGCCGCTCTCGCGCAGATACTGGCCGGTGTTGGTCGCGTTCTGTCCTTCGCGCCCCAGCTCGGTATAGCAGGATTTCCACGCCTTGTTGCGCGCGTCCATCTTCATCGGGTTGCGATCGACGCGCGGCTCGATGATATGACGCACTGTGAGCTTGGCGTCGTAGTTGCCGTTCGCGTAGGCGTTGCGCGCGGTCTCAGACAGGTTCTCAACACCAAACCAGCCTGCGGCCTGCTCTACGCTCAACTCGAAGTCACGGCCTATGGTGTTGACGTTGCCTTCATGGTCAAGCGCAAGCGCGTACTCGCCGAACGTCATCGGTGAGTGGTGGATCACGCGCTCGAAGTTATCCTCGGTAATCGTGCAGCCGGTGCCAAACGCGCCCAGCTCGCGGTATGTGAAGTGGAGCATGTTGTAGGTGTTGGACTTGCGGAAC